ATGACCATGTGCGCGAGTGGCTGCACCCTGCGTGGCGAGCACCTGACCGACTGCGACGGCACCACGACCGACCGCCACGGACGGGCGGTGGAGTGCGCAGGCTGCCTGCCCAGGCCGGCGGAGTACGGGCGCCTGTGCGGCCGCTGCTGGGGCAGGCTCCAGTCCCTGGTGCGCACCATGCCATCCCTGGCCGACCACCTGACCGTCATGGGGCAGCCGTCCCTGTCCTCACCCATGGGCCACACCGGCGCCGCCCACGGGCGACCGGGGGAGTCCAGCCTCTACCCGGCAGCCGTGGGTGTGCTCGATGATCTGCATGCGCTGCTGGTGTCGTGGTGTGTGGAGGTCGCCATCGAGCGTGGTCTGGGGCTGCCCGAGGCTGGGACGCGATGGACTGCGATGGATAGCGATGGGGACCGGGAGCCGATCGGGCCAGCCAGGCCGGGTGCCACGCGCGAGCTGGTGGCCTGGCTGGATCCGCACCTGCCGTGGTGCGCCAGCCAGCCGTGGGCCGACGCGATGCTGGAGGACCTGGCCACCGCCACCAGCCGGGCGCTGCGCTCCTTCCCGATGGAGCAGGTTGAACGCCGCGCTGAGGTGGCGTGCCCGGGCTGCGGGTGCCCCTCCCTACTGGTATCCCCGCCACCTGCGGCTGGGGCGGACGAGACAGCCAGGTGCCGGGTGTGCGGCCTGGTGCTGTCGGAGTCCGAGTGGGCGGTGACGAGGCAGCGCGCGCTGGTCCTCGCCCGTGCCGAGGCCGAGGCTGTGGAGGGCGCGTGATCGTCGTCGACGAGTACGGGGACGAGTGGTGTACCTACGCCGAGGCGCTGGAGCAGGTGTCGGCTCTGACCTGCGCAGCGACTCTGCGAGGTTGGGTGCACGCGGGCAAGGTCAGGGTTCGCTACCCGTTCGCCCCATCACGTCGGGGTGCGATGGTCTGCCTGACAGACGTGCTCCCGCTCGTACGAGACGCCGCTGGAGCGGGCTGGCGGCGGGGCAGACGGGCGCGTCGTGAGGCGGGTGCTTGACATGGCTGGCGCGAATTGCAACAGTCGTACCAGCGGTACACCTGTACCCAACCGGCCCTGGACAGTGTTCCGGGGCTGTCTCGTATGCGGGGTGGTGGTGAGCGTGTCTCGTACCGGGAGCCGCCGCTACCGTCGCAACAGGGAGGCTGTCCTGTCGGTCTCGGACGTGTGCTGGATCTGTGGCAGGCCGGGCGCGGACACAGCCGACCACGTGGTGCCTCACGCCCTAGGCGGCAGTGACGCGGTGGACAACCTCCGCCCGGCTCACCGCTCGTGCAACGCCCGCCGTGGGATCGGTTCCCGTGACCGGCTGATAGAGCCGCGGACCTCGCGGGTCTGGTGACCGTCAGGGGTGGGGGATGACCCCTGCCAGAGCCCGGTGGTAGGCCCGGCAATGCCACCAATATCCCCCCGGCCTCTAAATCTCATCCCCCCGGACGATTTCCCACCGCCCCGTTTTTTCGGCGGCATATCAACGTTTCCCTGGCGCTTTGGCGCTCGCTGGCTCTCAGGGGCGCTCCTGGATCGGGGGTAGGCGATGGGGGATGGGTCCAAGGCGTTCGCCTCGGCTGTGAAGTCCGGCAGTCGCCTGCGGATGCTCAAGACCCAGCGTCGTCGACTGGCTGAGGAGCTCGACCTGCTGCCGCCGGGGACGAATCCGTCCGGCGTGGCCACGCTGTCGCGGCAGCTGGCGGCGGTGTGCCGTGAGATCGAGGCGCTGGAGTCCTCTAGCGGGGCAAGGTCGGGTGGGGCGGTGAGCAAGGTTGATGAGCTCGCAGCCCGACGTCGCGACCGTGCTAGGCGTTCAGACTCCTCGTCTACGGGTGGCAGACGATTCCGCCAGTCGTGATGAGGGGCCGGACGCTGACGATCTCCTGCAGGCGTACGGCCTGGTGCTCGACGACTGGCAGGCCATGGTCCTGGACGACTGGCTGGCCACCGGACCGGACGGTCTGTGGGCGCACTCGCGCGCCGGCCTGTCGGTGCCCCGCCAGAACGGCAAGAACGCGATCCTGGAGGCTCGCGAGGTCTACGGGATGACCATGCTGCATGAGGCGTTCCTGCACACGGCCCACGAGGTCAAGACCGCCCGCAAGGCGTTCCTGCGTCTCCTGGGCTACTTCGACAACCCGCGCAAGTACCCCGACCTGGCTGCCATGGTCAAGGAGATCAGGCGGACTAACGGGCAGGAGGCCATCGTCCTGACAGGCGGCGGGCAGATCGAGTTCGTGGCCCGCTCCAAGAACTCCGCCCGTGGCTTCACCGTGGACATCATCGTCCTGGACGAGGCCCAGGACCTCACCGACGAGGCGCTGGAGGCACTGCGGTCGACCAACGCCGCAGGCCCCCAGGCCAACCCCCAGATCATCTACACCGGCACCCCGCCCAGCCCGAAGAACGACGGCGAGGTCTTCACCCGCTTCCGCTCCGGAGCCCTGTCAGGAACCACGGCGAGCACCTGCTGGCACGAGTGGTCCGCTGCCCCCGACGCTGACCTGGACGACGAGACGACAATCGCCCAGGCCAACCCGGCCTACCAGATCCGCCTGTCGGCCAAGACCGTGGCCGACGAGCGCGAGGACATCAGCGAGGAGGGCTTCGCACGAGAGCGTCTAGGCATGTGGGACGAGGTATCCACCAGCGCTGTGATCGACCAGGCTACCTGGCTGCGCTGCGCCGACATGGCCTCCCAGGTCAATGACCGCCTAGCCCTGGCAGTCGACGTCCAGCCCGACCGCACCTCCGGGTCCGTGGCCGTGGCAGGACAGCGCAAGGACGGACGCTGGCACATCGAGGTCATCGACAACCGCAACAACGTCGGCTGGATCCTCCAGCGCGTGGCCGGCATCTGGGCCCGTCAACGCATCCGAACCGTCGTCATCGACAGACGTGGACCGGCCGCCTCCCTCATCGAGCCACTCCAGCAGAAGGGCATCAAGGTCACCACCACCGACGCCGCCCAGATGGCAGCCTCCTGTGGAGCCTTCTACGACGCCGTCATGGAGGACAAGGTGCGCCACCTGGACACCCCGGTGCTCAACTCCGCGCTCGCGGTCGCCCGCAAGCGGTCTCTGGGGGACGCCTGGGCCTGGCACCGCAAGAACGCTGCTGCTGACATCACGCCCCTGGTGGCGTGCACCCTGGCTCTGCACGGGGCCATGTCCGACCGAATCTCCAAGCGCCGCTCAGGCGGCGCGACCTTCGTGTGAGGCAGGTGAGCGCTGGTGCTGGATGACACCCAGATCCGAGAGCAGATCACCCAGATGCTGACCGTCCGCCGCGAGGAGCTGCGACAGTTCGAGGCCCTGCGCCGCTGGCTGACCGGTGAGGCGGGCACGCCCCAGGTTCCGAAGGGCTCGGAGGAGGACATCAAGCACCTGGCTGAGGTGTCCAAGCGCAACGTCATCTCCATGGTGGTTGACACCTTCGCCCAGAACCTCGGAGTGGTGGGGTACCGCAGCGCTGACGCCACCGCCGACGCCACCGGCTGGGACCTGTGGCAGAGGGCCCGCATGGACGCCCGCCAGAACGAGGTCCACCGTCCCGCCCTGACCTACGGCCTGTCCTATCTCGTCCAGCGTCCTCTGGAGGAGGACGGCACCATCGAGTGGATGCCCCGGTCCCCGCGCCAGCTGGTCGCCCTGTACGAGCACGACGACGTCAGCCCCTTCCCGGTGGTGGCCATGGAGGTGTGGACCCAGACTGTCGGACGAACCAAGCGCCTGCGCGGCGCCCTGGTCGACGAGGAGAACGTCTACCCACTCGACCTCGGCACCGCCCACGACCTGGCCAGCACCAAGACAGCCTCCCTGTCACGCATCGCCGCAGCCGCCGCCATCGACTACGAGACAGCCTTCGCCCACCGCGCGGTCTACGACGGGAACCCGGTGTGCCCGGTGGTCCGCTTCGTCAACGGCGGAGACACCGACTCCGGCCCCCTGGGAGAGGTCGAGCCCCTCATCTCCTCCCAGCGGGCCCTCAACGAGGTCAACTTCGACCGCCACATCGTCTCCCGCTTCGGAGCCTTCCCCCAGAAGGTCATCTCCGGATGGAGCGCAGGAGCCGCAGAGGTACTCAAAGCCTCCGCCTCACGCGTGTGGGCCTTCGACGACACCGACGTCAAGACCAGCGCCCTCCCAGCGGCCTCCCTGGAGCCCTACAACACCGTCCTGCGCGAGATCGTCCAGCACATCGCCCAGGTCGCCCAGATCTCACCCACCCAGATCGCAGGCGAGATGGCCAACCTCTCCGCAGAGGCCCTATGGGCCGCAGAGGCCTCACAGCAACGCAAGATCGAAGCCAAACGACGCGCCTTCGGAGAGTCCTGGGAACTCGCCCTCCACCTCGCAGTCGAGACCGAGTCCGGAACCGAAGCCGTACCCCACGGAGCCGAGGTCATCTGGCGAGACACCGAAGCCAGGTCCTTCGCCACCGTCGTCGACGGCGTCACCAAGCTCGCAGCCTCCGGCGTCCCCATCGACCTGCTCATGCCCATGGTCCCCTCCATGACACAGCAGCAGGTCAAAGCCATCCGCGACCGCCTCGACATCGACCCAGTACCCCAGGCCCTGACAGCGCTCGCGGATCCTGACGTACTGGCGGGCGTGGCTGACTCCGATGTGGAGGGCTGATGTATCGCAGGCCCAAGCGGCTGACACAGGATCTGGTCCTCAAAGGGCACAAGGAGGCTCTGGATGAGCTCCTCGCCGAGCTCAACAGGCAGATGGACGTCCACTGGCAGCTGCTGGACCTGGACAACCTCGACGCCACCCGCAAGGACTGGCTGCGGCACGCCGTCGAGACGCTGACCAGCCACCAGGGGCAGGCTGCGGACATCGCGGCCGAGTTCTGCCAGGACTGGGCCCAGATCTTCACCGGTCAGGGCATGGAGATCCTCAAGCCTGGCCTGCAGGCAGCCAAGGTCATCCATGACACCGAGCAGGCTCTGGACGCACTCGGGCCTGCCGGCATCAAGGCCCGCGTCGCTAAGGGGATCTCACCGGAGGCCGCATCCGCGCAGGCTCTCAAGGCCGTCAAGGCGGCCATGGAGAAGCGGGTGCTTGACGCCGACCGCCAGACGGTCATCCGCTCGGCGGCCGCGGACCCCTCGGCCAAGGGGTGGAGGCGCATCGCCAGCCCAGGGGCCTGCAAGTTCTGCAAGATGCTCGCAGGGAGGGGCGAGGTCTACGACGCCAGGTCCGTGCGCTTTGCTGCTCACGACAACTGCCGGTGCCAGGCAGTGCCAGCCTGGGGCGGCCGGCCGGTCAGCGTCCACCAGTACATCGCCTCCAAAGCCAAGATCACCAAGCAAGAGCGTCAACAGCTCAAGGACTACCTGGACGCCCTGGATGACGGGGGCACCCCCAAGGGCGCTGAGCCAGAGCCCTCCCGCGCCACCAGGACAGAAGAGCCGCTACCACCCCAGAGTAGGCGCAGCAGCCGCCATAAGGAGGATGAGGAGGAGCGCTGGCGACGACAGCAGGCCCTCTCCTCTGACATGAGCGACCTTGACGCTCGTGACGGCCTCGACCGGGAGGTCCTGGAGTCTCACGAGCTCGACTTCATCGAGCGCTTTGAGGCTCGTGGAGAACGGGTCAAGTGGATCCGCCGCAGCCCCGAGTACCGCCCGACCAACGACTTCACTTGGACGACTAACGGCGGCCAGGCCTGCGAGCTCAAGAGTACGACAGACAAGTACTCGACCATCTCCAAGCGCATCCGCACGGCGGCCGTAAACGCCGCCAAGCAGGGCGTGACCAAAGACGTCTTCATCATCGACCTCGGCACCCGCCGTCTACCGGACAAGCTACGTCACCAGCTCGGGCGATACAACGTCAACAGTGGCCGTGGGCGCATCCGCGCGCTCTATGTGATGCACGACGACGGCGCCGCATTCGAGGAAATCCGCCTCAGCGAATAACGAAGCAGGGCCCACTTCCGGACGTTCTGGCCGCTCACGGAGAGCGACGGCCTGTTATTTCAAGGCGGGCCCGGGGGGAATCCCTGCTTCACGAGCAAGTGTACCAGCACACCCTCCACCGCCCTAGGAGACCCCTCATGTACGACGACGGCGCGAGGTTCGAGCAGATCACCCTCGCCTGACAGCACGAAGAACGGGCCACCGTTCCCGGACGTTCTGGTCGCTCACTAAGGAACGACGGCCTGTTATCACAAGGCTGGCCCAGGGATGAAACCCGTTCTCCAACACGATTCTACCCTCCCGCCGCGCCTCACCACCAGGCTCAGGCATCAGCTGCTGAAGAGAAAACGGGGCCCCAATGCCCGCGCATTCCTGTCCACTGTGCCACCCACGGTGACTATGAGGCTCGGCCTGTTATTTCAAGGCTAACGCGGGGGAACCCCGTCAATCCCAATGGTACAGCCAGGCCCGCCGCGCTCGTCAGAGGCGACGAGTACACACGATCAATCAAAGGAGCTCATATGCCCGATGCAGACACTCCCACCGAGTTCGAGCCCATCACCACCCAGGAGGCAGCCGACGCCTACGTCGCCTCCCACCTCCCCGACGACTACCAGCACGCCATCGACCGGGCAGCACAGCTGGAGAAGGACCTGGCCGACTCCCAGCGTGCGCTCGCGGCCTCGCAGGTGGCTGCTGCGACGGGGGTGCCGGTTGAGGCGCTGACGGGCACGACCCGTGAGGAGCTGGAGGCCTCCGCGAGCCTGCTGCGGCAGTGGCGTGACCAGACCGCGCCTAAGCCTAAGCGTCCTCCGCTTCACGACACCTCGCTGAAGTCAGGGGCTGCCTCAAGCAAGGAGCCTCTGTCTCCCAAGGCTGCTGCTGCTGCGGCCCTGCGGGCCATGCGCGGCCACGAGTAACTCCCTGCCACCTATCCCGCCGACTGTGCCAAGACCAATCTCGTTGAAAGGAACCTGTCATGGCTACACCCGATATCACTCGCTCCGAGGTCGCAGGCCTCATCCAGGATGCCTACTCCACCGACTTCCTGGGTGCTGCCGTGGACTCCTCGGTCGCACTCCAGGCGTTCCCGACCGTGTCCATGGGCACCAAGACCGAGCGTCTGCCTGTCCTGGCCACCATCCCGCACGCTGACTGGGTCACCGAGTCCTCCCAGGAGGGCGCCGGTACCAAGCCCACCTCCAAGGCGACCTGGCAGAACAAGGTCCTGGTGGCTGAGGAGGTCGCGGTCATCATCCCGGTCCACGAGAACGTCATCGACGACGCCACCGAGGACGTGCTGGGCGAGATCACCAAGCTCGGAGGCCAGGCCATGGGCTACGCCCTGGACGCCGCCGTCTTCTTCGGCGTCGGTAAGCCGGCTACCTGGACCGACCCTGACCTGTTCACTGCCGCCACCACCGGCGGCAACCTCACCCAGGTGTCCACCACCGACCTGAAGTCCGACCTGGTGGGCGCCATCCTCCAGAACGCCGGCATGGTCATCGGTGACGGCGAGTTCGAGCCGGACACGCTCATCGCCCGCCGGTCCCTGCGCATGCAGCTGGCCAACCTGCGTGCCACCGACGGGTCCCCGATCTACCTGCCGTCCCTGTCCTCGGCCCCCGGGGCCATGGACCAGGTCGCAGGACTCAACGCCCGCTGGTCACGAGGCACCGTCAAGGGCGACAAGCCCGTGTTCGACGCCTCTAAGGCCGTCGCCCTGGTCGCTGACTCCACCGCGGTGCGCATCGGCGTCCGCCAGGACATCACCGTCAAGTTCCTCGACCAGGCCACGGTCGGCGGCGTCAACCTCGCCGAGAAGGACATGGTCGCCCTGCGGTTCAAGGCCCGCTACGCCTACGTCCTGAAGAACATCGTCGCCCAGAAGAACGCCGAGGCCGTCACCAAGTACCCAGTCGGCGCCGTCACCCCGGCAACCGCAGCCTGAGGGCAGGACCATGACGACCTTCACCCACAGGACGACCGGGGCGACCCTGACCTACCCCCAGGGCCACCCTCTCCACCAGACCCTGGCCGACTCCGACCAGTGGCAGCCTCAGGCACCGGCCCCACAGGACCTCAAGGAGCCTGAGGAGAACAAGGAGACCAGTGATGGAGCAGATGGACCAAAGCCCACTGCACGACGCGGTCGCGGCCGCGCTGCGACGCTGTCTGACTGACGACGAGATCGAGCAGGCCACCCACCTGGCTACAGGCGCCCACGCACTCATCCGCGGGCACCTGGGCCAGGATCCGCCCGACGAGGCGTCCGACGTCGTCTCCTACGTCGTCGCCCAGATGATCGCCCGCGCACTCTCACGCGCAGGCGACGTCCCAGCAGGCCTGGCAAGCCTCACAGCCACCACCGGCCCCTTCTCCCTCGCCCACGGGTACTCCACAGACTCCCAGGGCGGGGGAGTGTGGCTCACCCGACAGGACCAGATCATGCTGCGCCCCTGGCGCACCGGCGTGGTCAGCGTCCCTCTGACCTCAGAGAGGTACCCATGAGCGTAGACGGACCGCTCAGCCACCTACCGGGAGGCTGGAAGACCGCCGTCACCGTCACCGGCCCCGTCCACCGGGACGCCGACGGCTACCTCACCCCAGGCGACGAGACACGGACCGTGGACGGGTGCCTGATCGCACCCGCCACCGCCACCACGCCAGGGTTGACCGACCCGGCCACCTCCCAGGCGCCAGCCGACACCGCCACCCTCTACGCCCCACCCGACACGCCCATCCACCACCTCGACACCGTCACCATCCCACCCGGACACGCGCTCGCGGGTTCCTGGCAGGTGGAGGCGACGCCGGCGGTGTGGCCGATGGGTGTGGTGGCCACGTTGACCAGGAGGTGAGTCGTGCCTGCGAGGTTCGAGATCGACAAGCGTGGGGCCCAGGCTCTGCTGGTCTCGTCAGGGATGAGGGCGGCGATGCTGGCAGCGGCTCAGGAGGTCGCCCAGGAGGCGTCCCGGACGGCCCCTAGCCGGTCCGGGGCTCTGGGTGGCTCCTACCGCACGGAATCGGCCACGGCCCGTGTCCGTACGCGCGACGGGGCCACTGAGAGAGCCGCTGGGCGGGTGGTCAACGACTCCCCGTACGCGGCCGCAGTCGAGTTCGGGCACGCCGGGCCGGGCGGTGCCCCGGTGGCGGGTGCTCACACGCTCGGACGTCTGGCTGGCAGCAAGCGTGCCAGGGCGGCTGGCCGCGCCAGGAGCAGGAGGAGCCGATGACCTTCGCTGACCCTGTCTCCCTGGTGCGAGCCGCGATCGATGGCTCCACGGGGCTGGAGACGGCCCGTGTCCTGGACGCGGCGTTCACCTCCGGCCCGATGCCGGTGGTGCACGTCCACCACCTGTCCGGGACGGCTGACGAGGTCGACCGCCTGGACCAGGTGGGGGTGGACGTCTACCACACCACCCCCACCGGGCCGGGCTCACCGTCCGCCCTGCTCGTGGCGTCCCGGATACGGGACGCCTTGGTGGGCACCTGCGGCCCCACGCCTGTGGGGCTGATCGACGAGGTGGCTGTGTCTGCCGAGCCGGTCACCCGCCCCTACGTAGGCCTCATCGAGGTGGCCTCCATGGTCCTCGATGTCACCCACCGACCCATCTACTGACTGAGAGGAAACATCATGGCTGGAACAACAATCGAGGCGCTCAAGGCCAAGCACAACCACGGGACCAACGTCCGCAAGGGTCTGAACGTCATCATCTTCATGGCCCCCGCCAGCGCAAAGCTGCCGGACAAGATCACTGACACCAACGGGCAGGTCAGCGAGCTGCCGGCCGAGTACCTGCCGGTGGGCATGATGACCACTGACGGGGTGACCTTCTCCGCGGACGTGTCCAAGGAGGAGGTCGAGGCCCTGGGATACGTCGAGCCGGTGCGCACCGACGTGGTCAAGGCCCCCAAGACGATCAAGTTCGGCGTGCTGGAGACGCTGCGCAAGAACCTCCAGGAGCTCGTCTACGGCGTGGACCTGTCGTCCACGACTGCCGCCGCGTCCGGCGAGATCGTCTTCGACGAGGCCCCCATGCCCCAGTTCAGCGAGTTCCGCCTGGTGGCCGTCATGGCTGACGGCCCGGCCGACAACGAGTGGCTGCTGGGCAGGGGCTTCCCGCGCGTCAAGCTCGCCTCCGTGCCCGAGGAGGTCTGGTCCTCCTCCGACCCGGTCAAGTTCGACCTGGAGCTCGACGTCTTCACCGACACCGCCCTGGGCACGCCCTGCCGCCACTACATCGGCGGCACTGGCGCTCTGACCCACCTGGACGCTATCGGCTTCACCAAGAGCGCCTGAGCCTCTACCGACGTCGTGTCCCCGGCTGCCTGGTCTCCCGGCCGGGGACACGGCATCCACCACGCCACGGGGACCGCTCCACCACGACACACACAGAGAGGGAACCCATGCGTGAGTTCACCAAGACCGTCACTGACTCCGACGGCCAGGAGGTCACCCTGACGCGATCCACCGACCAGGCCGGCGAGGCACGCACCCTGCTGGCTACCGGATGGGAGGAAACCACCCAGGCGCAGGACAGCAAGCCGACTGCATCTGAGGGCGCTGCCGCCCCGGCTAAGCCTGAGCGTAAGCCGGTCAAGACCGCCAAGACCGAGAACTGACCACTATCAGGGAGACCACCATGACCACCAACCCCACCACCCCCGACCTGACGCTCGCCGCGCTCAACGACCTGGACGGCGCCGCGGCCCCCGGCCCTTTCACCTTCGGCATCGGCTCCAAGGTCATTACCTTCCCCGACCCCATGGACATGCCCGCCGAGGAGACCGAGCGCTTCCTGACCGACATGCAGTCACTGTCGTGGCCCATGGAGGTCTTCAAGCGCTGGCTGTCGGCCGAGGACTACCAGCTCCTGGTCGACCAGGGACTGACCGGACGACAGTCCGTGCTGCTGCTGCGACAGGCCAACAGGCACTACGAGGCCGGCCTGGGCGACCTGGGAAAAGGCGCGCCCTCCTCGACCGACTGACCCGCTACCAGTCCGAGATCACCGCCGACCTGGGCGAGCAGGGATGGGACGTGCCCGCCCTGTTCGCCCAGCGCCGCTGGCGGTTCCTGGCCGACCTGGTCGATGGCCTCGGCCCCACCTCCCGCATGGTCTCAGCCATGCTCAACGACCCCGAGCGGGCCCGAGACATCGCCCAGGCCATCAACCACACCGACCAGGACGACACACCCACCACACTGCGTGACCAGACCCCCGAGGCGATCGCCCTCCACGCGATCTACAACCTCCTCGTCCACGCCCTGGGAGGCAAGCAGACCTGGCCCGAGCCAGTCACCGCCGTCGACCAGGCCCGCGAGGACCTCGCCATCGAAAAGGCCTGGGACGTCATCGCCGTCATGACCCCCTGGGCCCGGGACCGATAACCACCGCCCCCTGTCACGGGGCGCCACCCGCACACACGAAAGGCTGGTGGTACCCCGTGGCAGGAGCGTTCCAGGCCGGCACCGTCTTCGTCGACGTCGTCCCCTCCCTCAAAGGCTTCTACAAGACAGTCTCCAACGAGACCCGCACCTCAGCAGCACAGGCAGGCAGCGAGGCCGGCAAAGCCTGCTCCGACGCCTTCACCAAGTCCGCCACCACCGCAGGCAAGGACGTCGCCAACGCCCTGACAGACCCTCTGGGCAAGTCCACAGCCCGCCTACGCACCGAGGCCACCAACGCCGGACAGGCCCTTGCCACAGCCCAGCAGACCGCCGCCAAGGCCACCCAGGCCCTCACCGACGCACGCACCAAGGAAGCCGACGCCGCCAACAAGGTCCAGGCCGCTGAGAAGGCCCTGACCACCGCACGAGCATCCGGCAACGCTGACGACGTCGCCCGAGCCGAAGCCGCCCTGGCTACCGCCACCAAGGACGCCGAGACCGCGTTCAAGGCCGCCGACACCGCCGCCGCAGCCCACTCCAAGGCCCTGGGCGAGGTCGAGCTCAAGACCCGCGCAGCCGACGCCGCCAACGACGCGCTCGCGGCCTCTGAGGGCAAGCAGGGTAGTGAGGCGCGCCAGGCTGGGCGTGCTGCCCGTGAGGCGGCTGAGGGCATCGAGAAGATGGACCGTGCCGCCGACTCTGCTGACGGGTCGGTCCGTCGGTCCGGCACGGCGCTGGGGGGCTTCCGGGGCCTGGTGCGTCAGGCGATGGGTCCGCTTGCTGCCCTGGGGGCGGCGATCGGTATCGGTGGCCTGGCGTCGGAGGCCATGGACGCCTCGGACGCGACCGACAAGTTCAAGTCGACACTGCGGTTCGCGGACGTGGACACCTCCACGATCGAGGCGCTGACGGCGTCGACGAAGAAGTACGCCGACGAGACCGTCTACGAGCTGGCTGACATCCAGTCCATCACATCGCAGCTGGCGTCTAACGGGGTGGCGGGCTATGACCGTCTGGCTGAGGCTGCCGGGAACCTGAACGCGGTGGCCGGTGGCAACGCCGACACGTTCAGGTCGGTGGGTATGGTCCTGACCCAGACCGCGGGCCAGGGCAAGCTCACCACCGAGAACTTCAACCAGTTGGCGGACGCTATCCCGGGCGCCAGCGGCAAGATCCAGCAGGCGCTGGCCGAGGCAGGGGCGTACACGGGCAACTTCCGTGACGCCATGGCCGACGGGCAGATCACCGCCGAGGAGTTCAACGAGGCGATCCTGTCCCTGGGCATGACGGACGTGGCCCGCGAGGCTGCGACGTCGACCTCCACCATGGAGGGAGCCTGGGGAAACTTCCAGGCCACCATGGTCTCCGGGGTCAAGGACATCGTCGAGGACGTCAAGCCGTCCCTGACCGGCGCCCTGTCGGCGATGTCCGACGCTGCCGGGACAGCGTTCGCCTGGGTCCAGGACACCCTCATTCCAGGCCTGCAGGGCGTGTGGGACATCCTCGCCAACGGGGACTTCTCCGGGCCGATCTTCGGCCTGGAGGAGGACAGCGGCGTCGTCGACTTCCTGTTCGACTTGCGTGACGCGGGCCTGACGGTACGCGACGCCCTGGAGGACCTGGCTCCCAAGGCGCAGGCCGTGTGGGAGGCCGTCGGGCCGATGGCCTCGGAGCTGGCGTCTCTCGCCGGTGACGCGGTCTCGCGCGTGCCCGGCATCATCATGCAGGTTGTCCAGGGTCTGGAGGACCTGTTCTCCTGGGTCTCACGCAACCGTGACGTGCTGGCGCCGCTAGGGGTGGCGCTCGGGGTGGCGGCCGGTGGCCTGACCGCCCTGGTCACGGCTCACAGGGCACACAACGCCGTCATGGCCGCGGGCGGGCTGATCCAGTGGGTGAAGGGCCTGTCTGCCTTTACCAAGGCCACCAACGTCGCGAAGGCCGCCCAGGCTGCCTTCAACGTGGTGATGAACCTCAACCCTCTGGGCCTGATCATCACGGCGATAGCCGCGGTGGTGGCGGGAGTGGTGTGGTTCGCCACCCAGACAGACACCGGGCGGGCGATCGTGGCCGCGGCCTGGCAAGCCATCCAGGACGCTGTCGCGGCGGTCGTGGACTGGTTCCAGACCACCCTTGTGCCGATCCTGTCCGCCGTCTGGGAGGGCGTCAAGAGCGGGTTCACCGCCGTCAAGGACACAGTCACGGCTGTGTGGGACGGGATCATGGCGGCGGTCCAGGTCGTGGTGGACTGGTTCCAGACCTGGGTGCTTCCCGTCATCGAGCTGGTCGGGGCGATGCTCACCGCCCCGTTCCTGGGACTCATGGTCGCTGTCAAGGCCGTGTGGAACGGGATCATGGCGGCGGTCCAGGTCGTGGTGGACTGGTTCCAGACGTGGGTGTGGCCGGCCATCTCCTTCGTGATTGACCTGTACGTCGCCTACTTCAACCTTCTCAAGGACGCCGTCATGGCCGTGTGGAACGGGATCATGGCGGCGGTCCAGGTCGTGGTGGACTGGTTCCAGACGTGGGTATGGCCGGCCATCTCCGCGGTCATCGACTGGCTGTCGGCAGGGTTCACCGCCATGAAGGATGCTGTGGCCACGGCCTGGAACGCTGTCAAGACCGCGGTCGGCGCGGTCAAGGACTGGTTCACAGACACCCTGTGGCCGGCGATCTCCAACGTCATCGACAACGTCAAGACCGGCTTCGAGAACATGAAGACGGCCGTGTCCACCGCCTGGGACTCCATCAAGGCGGCTGCAGCCAAGCCGATCAACTTCGTCATCGGCACCGTCTACACCGACGGCATCAAGAAGACCTTCGACACGATCGCCGAGAAGGTCGGGCTGTCCATCCGCATGCCGGACGTCTCCAAGATCCCCGGATACGCCACCGGCGGCCAGTTCCGGACCATGACACCGGGATACACCCCCGGCAAGGACGTCTACACCTTCTACTCGCCTGACGGCGGGGGAGCGCTGCGCCTGTCCGGCGGGGAGGGGATCATCCGCCCCGACGCCCTGCGAGCCCTGGGCGGGCGCACGTGGCTGGACGCAGTCAACGCCTCCCGCGGTCGCGGCCTGTCCACGGTCGGTGACGGCGGAGCCCGCCGCGGTCAGGTCGCCTTCGCCGAGGGAGGCATCTGGGACCGCGTCAAGGGTTCGGCCTCCGCCGCCTGGTCATGGGTCGAGGACACCGCGTCTGCTGTGGCGGACATCGTCTCCGACCCGCTCAGCGCGATTACCGACCTGGTCATCAGCCCCGCCCGGAGCCTTCTGTCCTCCCTGACATCCACCGCGTGGGGGCAGATCGCCGCAGCCTTCCCGGCCCAGCTCTTCGAGGGCATCAAGTCGATCTTCAAGACGAAGGTGGATGAGTCCGGGATCGGCGGGGGAGCAGGACTGGTAGGTGCGGCCCGCCGCGCCCTGGGAGTGCCCTACGTGTGGGGAGGCTCCTCCATCCCTCCGGGCCTGGACTGCTCGGGCCTGGTCTACTGGGCGGCCCAGCAGCTCGGCCTGGGCTGGCCACGCCTGACAGCCGCCGGATACCAGGCAGCCTCCACTCCAGTGTCCTGGGCCCAGGCTGTCCCCGGCGACCTGCTGTTCTGGGGCACGCCCGCCTACCACACCGCCATCTACGCAGGCGGCGGCCGCATGCTGGAGGAGCCCCACCCAGGAGGCGCAGCCCGGGAGATCGGCGTGTGGGGAGGACCCTCAGCCGGACGCTACCGAGGCTCACGAAAGTACGACGCCGGCGGCTGGCTACACCCAGGCCTGACCACCGCCGTCAACCAGACCGGCCAGCGTGAGGCGGTCCTCACCGCACGCCAGTGGGCTGACATCTCCACCCTCGCCACCCGCGGCACAGACAACACCCTGGCCAGCCTCGACGGCGTCGACCTCAGGCTCGTCCTCGACGACGGCACCGCCCTGGACGCACACCTGGAAGCCACCACCACCAGGCTGCTGACCACACGCCGCACCGTCACCGGGAGGAGACGCTGATGCCACTCACAGCCGCACCCCTGTCCGGCCAGGCACCACTCATCCAGGTCACCATCCCCACCGGCACCGTCCCCAAGGGGATGACCTACACCGTCACCGGCACCACCCCCACCGGGTGGACCTGGGACGTACGCGGCGGACACCGGGTCTCCGAGGGCACACAGGTCGTCCTCGGAGACCCGCTCGCCCCCATCAACCAACCCGTCACCTACCGACTCACCACCCCCACAGGCCTCGTGACCGAGTCCAACACCGTCACCCGCCCCTGGACCGGCCACACCCTCCTAACCGACATCACCTCCACCACCCACATCGACCTCCTGTGGCAGGGCAACGACCCCCACACCCTGGACATGCGCGTGACCACCCACGACATCCCAGGACGCCACACACCAGTCCCCGTCTTCGCCCCCACCATGGGAGCAGGAACCACCACCCTCACCGCACGCACCACCGGCACCCACACCCACGCCATGACCGCGCTCGCGGCTCGGCCGGCGGTGGTGGCGCTGTACCACAACCCGCTGCGCTGCTTTCAGTGCCGGGTGGGGGCGTGTGACGTGGAGCCGGTGACGGTCATGGTGCTCACGGACGTGTCGCACTCGCGGTCGGCGCGGGTGGATGTGGCGGAGAGGTCGTGGTCGCTCAAGGGGGCGCTGGTGGCGGTGCCTGAGCCGGAGGTGGTGCTGGCCACCAGCACGTGGGACGACTTCGACCGGGTGCGGCTGACCTGGGGCACGCTCGCGGCCCGCCGCGTGACGTGGGACGTCTTTGACCGGACCGTGTGGCAGGAGGTGGGCAGGTGACTCTCACGCCTGTGCAGGTGCCGGCTGGTGTGCTGTCGGGGGCGCACTCGTGGGCGCCTCGTGTGGACTCCTGGCTGGGGACGACGTGGCTGGGGCAGGTGCCGGTGGAGTCCGGCTCGGTGTCCTGGAGCTCCTCCCAGCAGGTGCAGGGGTCGCTGTCGCTGACAGTACCCAGGGTGGCCTCGGCTACCGAGGACGCGGACGTGCGTGACTGGCGGCCGGTGGACCTGACCAGTCCGCTGTCCTGCGCCGGTCAGGTGCTGCACGTGTCCGTCACTGTCGGGTCACTCGTCACCGGACAGGCGTGGACTGTCCCGCTGGGACGGTTCCTGGTGACCGAGTGGGAGGCGGACGACCAGACGGTGAGGGTGTCGGGACGATCGCTGCTGCAGCGGCTGGAGGAGGACCGCCTGACCACCCCCACCGCGCCCCGCGTGGGAGGCACCCTGGCCACGGAGATGCGTCGCCTGGTGGGTACTCGCATGGGCGTGATCATCGACCCGGCCCTGACTGACCGGCGGTGCCCGTCGATGTCGTGGGGCGAGTCGAGGATCGACGCGGTCTACGAGATCGCCGACGCCTGGCCCGCCCGGCTGCGCGAGGGCGCCGACGGCATCCTCTACGTCCTGCCGCCCGACCCTGGAGGCAGGGTGCGGGTCCTGACCGACGGGGAGGGCGGCACCGTCATCGGCGCCCCCTCCTCGGCCACGCGCGAGGGCGTCTACACCCGCGTGGTCGCCCGCGGCCAGGACCAGGACGACGCCGGCGCTCCGGCGTTCCAGGCGGTCGCGGACCAGGCCACCGGCCCCCTGTCCGTGGACGGCCCCTACGGGACGGTGACACGATTCTTCAGCTCACCGCTGATCACCTCCCAGGCGATCGCCGAGAAGACAGCGGCCTCGCTGCTGGCCACGGCCGTGCGCCGCCAGGTGACGGTACCGGTCACCCACGTGCCCGACCCCACCATCAGCCTGGACGAGACCGTCGAGCTGGTCACCCAGGCCGCCGCCGGCACGCCCCTGGTCCGCCGCACCGGCACGGTGGCGGCCGTGGAGGTCCCGCTGGGATGGTCTGAGACGGCTCGCACGGACGTGGAGGTGGACCAGTGACCCGCCTGCTGCCGCTGCTGGGCACGACAGCCCTGGACGACGCCCCACGCACCGGCTCGGACCGCTCCCTGACAGCCGTGGCACAGGTGGTGTCCGTGTCCGCCGGCGGACGCGCCGTGACGGTGAGCCTGCTCGGCTCGGCCCCCATCACCCTGCCCGCGACCGTGACCTCCTGGACCTCGGTACGCACCTGCTACGTGCTGCTCGACGCAGCCACCGGCCGCCCCGTCCACGTCCTGGGCCCCGCACCCGAACCCTCGGGCCCGCTGCCCGACCCGCCCCCAGCCCGCGGACCGGTACCCACCACCCAGGTCGTCACGGTCCCCGCCCAGTGGGCCGGCACCTACACAGCCACCACCTCCGGCCAGTCCGGGTGGGGGACCTGGGAGACCACATCCGGCGGCGCCACCACGGACCTCTACCAGGGAGCCAGCGGGAGCGCGACCCTACGGTCGCTAGCCACCTACGGACGCCACGTCCAGGCCCTGGGCGCAGACCGGCTCGACCACGTCGTCCTACGACTCACCCCGGCCGTGGACCGTACCTGGACCGCCCGCATCCAGGCAGCCACCTGGACCGAGACCGGCCCGGCCGCCACAGGACAGGCCGTCACCGCCACCCTCACCGGCCTCACCCCCCTGGACGTGGACGTCACCACCCTGGCCCCCGCGCTCGCGGGCGGGGCGGGGCTGGCTCTGACGGGCTCCGGCTACGGGGCCGTGTCGGGGCAGGGCTCGTCCATGAGCCTGACCATCACCTACACCTCCAAGCTCTAGAGGAGACTGCTATGCCGCTGACCGACGCCCGCGGGCACACCGTCCCGACCGCCACGGACCTGGCCTCGCGCCAGGCGCTGCTCGACCTGTCCCTGTCGATCGGGGACATCAGGACCTGCTCGTCGATGTCCCAGGCGACCTCCTACGTCTCGTCCCTGGCTGCCGCGGGGGTGCGGGCCTCGGCGGACAGGCCCGTGTACGTGCGGGTGGCCGGGGTGCTCCAGGCCTGGGACGGTACGGCCTGGGGGCCGGTGCGGGCCGCGGACATCTACTCCTCCGACGTCCTGACGCCGGAGACGCAGTGGCAGTTCGACCCGTCCTCGGGGCGGGTGCACACGGCGGGGATGCTCCACCTGGCCCCGATCACGGTCCGCTGGCCGCGCAGCTTCGACGTCCGCCTGGGGGAGGGCTTCCCGATCGCCCACGTGCCCCAGACGGTGCAGGCACCCACCGTGGACTGGGTCTCCCTGGGCTTCATCCACTCCGGAGCCTTCGTCATGCCCCTGGTCTACCGCCTCCAGGGCCGGTCGATCTGCGTGCAGCCCACCACCGCCTTCAGGTGGCTGGACGGCTGGTGCTACGGCACGGCCTCCTGGATCGCCTGACCACCCCTGCCGGGTCGTGCCGGCACCTACACACCGACACCAGGACGAGAGGATGACATGACCATGACTATGACCGCGATCTCTGTCGAGGGGCTGCGCTCCATGAGCAGCGAGCAGTGGGAGGAGGCCTGGGCGCTGGTGCTGGCTGAGGCGGCCCGCCGTGAGGTCCTGGCCTCGGCGCGCCAGAGGGCCGAGCAGGCGGCCGCCGAGTACGAGGCGGCCGTGGCCGTGCCGGACACCGTCCCGGACGCCTCCGACATGGACCCGGCGGCGGTCGTCGGCCCCGGCGAGCACGTCGTCGTCCAGGGCGTGGAGTGGGTCAACAGCTCCGGCGCGTGGCTGTCGCCCCACGCCGCGGGACCTGACAGCTACCCCATGGGGTGGCGCCACGCCGACGCCTCCACGCTGCCCGCGGCCGCCGCCTGGGCGCCTGGCACCACCTACGCAGCCGACGACCTGGTCACCCACGCGGGGGCCACCTACAGGTGCGTCCAGCCCCACACCTCACAGGCAGGGTGGGAGCCGCCCGCCGTGCCCGCCCTGTGGGCCCTGGCCTGACACCCGCCCACCGACCCCGGCCCCCGCCACCCGGCGGGGGCCTCGTCATACCCGACCACCATCAGGAGGACACCATGACCGACACGACTACCAGCGCAGACGCCTCCCTGGCGGCGCTCGCGGCCGCCTGGGAGGAGTCCCAGGTGCCCGAGGGCGAGCTGACGCGTCCGGGCACGGACCCGCACGAGGACGAGGGCGTGGACGTACCCCAGGACGCGCACGTTGACACCGGTGAGGAGGTGGGAGCATGAGTGTCCAGCAGCAGGTACTCCAGCGAGCCGCCTCACGCATCGGCTACTACGCGCCCGCTGACCCTCAGGTCGGCTCCGAGGCCGCCCGGTACTGGTACCACCGCGGCAGGGGAGCCTGGCTCCTCGGCCCGTCCACACGCATCTGGTGGTGCATGCTGTTCGTGGCCATGTGCCTGGACGAGTGCGGACAGGTCGACGCGATCGGCGGCTACTCCTCGCACACGGACACCACGATCGCCCAGGCACGTCGAGCCGGCTGCCAGTTCGTGTCCGTCGCCCAGGCACAGCCCGGTGACGTCGTCATCTTCAACTGGGACGGCGGGGGCACCGACCACGTCGGCCTGGTCGAGCGCAACCTCGGCGGCGGCGTCCTGCAGACCATCGAGGGCAACACCTCACGAGGCACCGCAGGATCACAGTCGGCGGGCAACGGCGTGTGGCGCCGCCGCCGCTCCCGGTCCATCGCAGCCGTCATCCGCCCCCGCTGGACCACAGCCGCCGCCACACCCGCCCCCGCCACCTCGCCCGCCGGCCTCACGGTCGACGGAGTCGTCGGCTGGGACACCATCCGCGCCCTCCAGACCGCCCTGGGCACACCCGCCGACGGAGAGGTCTGGGGCCAGTGGGCACCCAACCGCACCTACGTCCCAGCCGCCGGCGGCGGCTGGACCTGGGACCACAGCGGCAGCGGCTCCGCCGTCGTCCGCGCCCTCCAGACCCGCCTGGGCGTTACCGCCGACGGCCTCATCGGCCCCGCCACCATCAGGGCCTGGCAGACCCGCCTGGGCGTCACCGCCGACGGCTACCTCGGCGCGACCACCGCCCGCGCCCTCCAGACCGCCCTCAACGCTGGAAGGCTGTGGTGAGTGCGATGACTCTCGGAGATGCTATGAGCCTGTGGGAGGCTGTCCGGGGTATCGGTGCCGACCCCATGACCGCTGTCATCTGGACCGGCCTGGTGTGGCCGGTGGTCCAGGCTGTGCTCGACCGCCCGTGGTGGACGCCCCAGCGCCGGGCAGCCCTCCTGATCACTGTGGCCCTGGTGGCCTCGGTGGTCATCTGGCTGGTGTCCTCCTACCCGCTGGACTGGCGGCTGCTCGCCACCCAGGCCAGTGGCATCCTGGGTATCGCGTGGGCCGTCTACCAGGCCCTGTCCACCGTCCGCGTGGGCGATATCCGGCTCATCGACTGGATTGGCATCCACACCCCCGGAGGCGAGACGCGAGCCGACTACCAGGCCCGCCACCTCGCCGCCCCGCCCGTACCGCAGGCGCCGGACCCTGACGGCACCGTCACTGATCCGACCTGGGCGCCTCTCCACCCCGCTGACGAGGAGGGCCAGTGACCCTGATCGCCACCACGGCCACGCTCCCACCACCGGTCACCCAGGTCATGACTGCCCCTGAGGTACTGGCCGCCCTGTCCGCCGTGGTCGTCGCGCTGGCCGGGGTGCTGGCGGCGCTGGCGCGGTGGCTGCAGCGGCGGATCACCGCCCAGATCGACGGGGTGTCGGACCAGGCCAGGAGGGCTGCGGAGGCCTCGGTCGAGGCCGCCGGACAGGCAGCCGCCGCCAGGGACGGGGTGACCAACTCGCACGGGACGCACCTGCGTGACGACGTCGACGGGCTGATCGCGGCGGTGGCTGACCTGACAGCCGGGCAGACCACGATGCTCCAGCGCATGGACGCCGCCGAGATGGCCAGGATCGCCGAGGCAGAGGCCAGAGAGTCACGCGACCGGCGCGCCGAGCTGCAGATCGACGGGCTGCGCGACGACCTACGCGCGCACACGGCCTCATCGGACCGTGCTCACCAGGTGATCCACTCCCGTATCGACTCCATCAAGCACCCCGGCCGCTAA